CACCCCATGATGCAGGGGGAAGAACCAGGATTAAATGCCAATTCGAAAGGAGAATGAAATGGCAGGATGTTTTGGAAATAACCCAGAAGATAGAGCGCGTGAACGCGAGTTGAACAATTACCTTGATGCCGCCGACCGCCTCGACAACAACGACGAACGCATCAAGGAATTGGCGCGGGACAAGTTCAACGCACTGCCGAACTTCTACTCGCCGAAAGGTGAAAAATACCGTTACACCTTTATGGATGACGCTATGGGTAGCCTGAAACAAGAGGATTTTATTGCTCTTGCCAGACTTCTCCGCGACGGTGAGCATCTGCAAGCTGGCAAGCTGCTGGAAGCTTCGTTGATGCGCGTTCTGGTGGCAGAGGCCGAGGAAGAAATCGAGGATGAAGAATATGACTGACTGGAAAGAAGAGATCGAGCGGCTCCATGCCAATCAAGACAAGGGCGACCGGATGGTGTTTGGAGCCTGTTTGTTTGGCGCTGTGTTGTTAATCATCATGATGTATATGGGGGTGGTATGAAACGCATTCTGTGCAAAGTCAGGTATTACCGGAGCATCGGGGCGAACTGGGTGGAGTCAATCACCTGGGCGCTGCGGTTGAAGTGAAACAAGCTATTTGTGGGGGTTGATATGAGCAGTGATACAGAACGACTGCGCTACATGATGGAGGGTGGGCCTGACGGGTTTGTGCATGTTGCCAAAGACCGCTACGAATACGCACTGGACGTGGCAGAAGAAGAAGGTCACGACGAGCCAACCAAATCAGATGAGCTAGAAGGATACCGTAGGATGCTTGACTGTGCGATTGCTGGCGGCGACATTGATGCACGAATCATTCCTGACGCTGGATGCGATTGATTCTCACGTTTTTGTTTTGCGGCACTTTATATGGAAGGAACAGTGATGAAAAAACTACTCTTTGCAGTTTTGCTTGCGATCTCTACCAGCGCATTTGCTGGAATGTGGTTCTTGATTGCATCGGATTATCAGCCTGGTACTGGCTGGATTTGCACCTATGAGCTTTCAGGTACGCAATATCAAGCAACGATCATCAGCGCCGAAATGTGCCGTCAAGTAATTACTAATTGACATGAAGGGAAACATCATGCAATATATGCGCGCATTCTATGGCTTTGAACGGCCTAATATGCGTAGTTTGGTTAGCAGCTCACAAGCCCGTATCAGTAAGGGTCTGGTGTTCCGTAAGGCACAAACGCTGCTAACCAATTCACGCCTTGCAGGACAGTTCAACCGGACTCTTTCTAATTCGGGCTTTTTTTGCGCCTATAGAATGCCGTACTCAGACGACACAACAGCGCGAAAGTCGGCGTTACAGATCGAGCGAATGCAATCCTGCGGATGCAGGGGTCGCGGCGCAAAGAGCCAAATAGCGCCAGACGAGTGGAGTAAAAAGGGTCATACGTGCAGGCTACAGGGTTTGCACGGAAGGGCTGTAGCGGATGCAGACTCATCCGATCGCTCAATGAATAGGATTGCAGGAATAGGCTAAGGAACAGGATTGCAGGTAGGGTATGACCCTTACCCCTGCTAATGGCTTGCTATTCTCTAAATAAACAGGAGGCAATGAAATGATAAACGATAGTGGAATGGAAACCGAAGAGGAATATCTCGAAGAGCAACTGGAACGCTCTTTGGGGCATGCTGAATACAACCGCGAAGCAGAGCGCGAAGAATCTGCAATCAAACAAATGGAGAATGGAAATGACTGAAAAAGTAAACATTACAATGCGAACGCCATTTTTGGCAAATCAGATCAGTAAGCTGCCGAAGCCAACAAAACAACAAACTGATGAGGTGAAGGCGGATTTTACAAAAGGCATTAGATGTCAATTGTGTGGCGGATGGCATCATCCAAAAGTCGTACATCTTGATTATGTTGGGCATGCTGCCCTCACTGACAGGTTGTTAGATGTTGACCCCGCGTGGGCGTGGGAACCGCTGGCACTTGATTCCGAAGGGCATCCATCTTTGGATAAAGACGGCGGTTTGTGGATCAAACTCACAGTGAATGGTGTCTCCAGGCTTGGGTATGGCGACGCTCAAGGTAAAACTGGCGGGGATGCGATGAAAGAGCGTATTGGCGATGCGCTGCGTAATGCGGCTATGCGGTTTGGCGCTGCGCTGGACTTGTGGCACAAAGGGGAGTTGCACGTGGAAGATAAAACAGACACCGAAACCAAAACCCAAAAACCCGAAAAGCCAGAACGTAAAACCATAACACTCGCCGACCTGAAGCGGTATACCACAGACAAGGTTGATGCTGACGGAGTTGTGACCAAGTTAAGCGCAAAGAGTTTGATTGAGAAGCAGGAAGAGTCAGCAAAGAATCTAATCGACTTCCTCGCCGCCAAGTACATTTTGCCGGAAGAGGTTATTAAAGAGATTCAATCATGGGAAAGGGGGGACTTGGAATGATTGTTATAAACGAGATCCAGGGCAGCAGCGGGTGGCTAAAGGCGCGGGAAGGTTGCTTTAACGCATCCGAATTATCGGCTGCCGCTGGGGTATCAAAATACACAAGTCGTGCCGCCCTGCTTAAGCAGAAGGCCACTGGAATCGCTCCAGAAGTGGACGACTTCAAACAGACCTTGTTTAATAAAGGCCATGCGGCAGAAGCATCCGCCCGAGTAATCGCCGAAGAGATAGTGGGGGCTGATTTATCGCCCACAACAGGGATGGTTGAGATTGACGGAATGAAGATTTTGGCGTCATTCGATGGCGTCACGTTTGATGGTGAGGTTGTTTTCGAGCATAAATTATGGTCGGACGACCTGGCAGCACAGGTTGATCGTGGAGTGTTGGAGCCTCATTACCAATTGCAGATCGAGCAACAAATGATGGTGTCCGGCGCGAAGCAATGCCTGTTTATGACCTCGGATGGCACTGAATCCAAGATGAAGTATTGCTGGATTCCAGCGCCTGAATCATTCGACCATATTCTTACGATTTGGCGGCAATTCGACATCGACCTCAAAAACTACGTTCCGGCAGCGGTTGAGGTAAAACCCCAAGCCGAGGCCATTAAAGCCCTTCCGGCAGTTTTTGTGCAGGCGACCGGAATGGTGACAGCCAGCAACCTAGCCGAATTTAAGGAAGCAGCCACCTCATTCATTGCTGCAATCAAAACAGAACTGGTTAGCGACCAAGATTTTGCAGATGCCGAATCAACGGTAAAGTTCTGCAAGGAAGCTGAAACCAATCTGGAAGCGACAAAGGCCAGCGTACTCGCGCAGATGTCCACCGTTGATGAGGTGGTACGGACGCTCGACCACATCAAGAAGCAGTTGGCCGACAAGCGGTTGATGCTGGACAAGCTGGTGAAGTCGGAGAAGGAGCAGCGCAAGGGCGCAATTGTTACCAAGGCCGACAAAGACTTCACCGAGTACGCCATGCAGCTTGAGGTAGAGATCAAGCCTATCGGACTGAATCGCGCCACCGTATCTGCTGCACGCATGGGCTTTGCCGATGCTATCAAGGGGTTGAAGTCTTTGGCATCCATGCAGGAGAAGGTGGACAACGCGCTGCGCGATGCCAAGTTCGCAGTCGATCAAGAGGCCGCTGACATCCGCAAGAAGCTGGCATGGTGCAAAGAGAACGCAGCCGGTCAAAGCGCCCTCTTCCCCGACCTGCAATCGCTCATGGTTTTGCCGATGGATGCTTTCGCGCTAACCATCACCAGCCGGATCGAGAAGCAGAAGGCGGACGAAGCCGCCCGGCTTGAGGCAGAGACAGCGCGCATCCGGGCCGAGGAAGAAGCCAAAGCCACCGCCAAAGCACAAGCGGAGGCCGAAGCTATCCTTGCAGAACGGGCGAAACAAGCCGCAGAATCGGCTAACGATCAACGGGGGAAACCGCCAGTAAGCGAAAGTGAGCGAGCTACTATTCAATCGCAAGATCAAGTAGCAGACCGCCAAAGTACCCCACCAACAAAGCGCACCCACGCCAACAGAGCGGAAATCCTTGAGGTGCTTTCAGAGAACTTTGGCCTTCCAGAAGAAATGATGCTCGAATGGATTTTGGAGGAGTTCGCAGGCGACATTCAATTCAACAACAGAAAGGCGGCATAATCATGGCATCACTAAACTCTTGCAGTTTTATCGGCAACCTGACACGCGATCCAGAGGTTAAATATCTGCCAAACGGCGACGCGGTAGCGAATTGCTCCATTGCGGTCAATGAATCATGGAAAAACAAAGCTGGCGAAAAGCAGGAGCGTGCCGAATTCATCAACCTGACTTTCTATCGCAAGTTGGCTGAGATAGCCGGGCAATATCTCAAAAAGGGCGCATTGACCTACGTTGAAGGAAAGATGCAGACCCGTAAATGGCAGGACAAGGAAGGGGTTGACCGCTACACCACCGAGATCATTGTTAACCAGATGCAGATGCTTGGTGGTAAATCAGACCAGCCTGAGCAGAAGGTCGAGCAGAAGCCAGCCCAGACAACAAAAGCCGCATTCGATGCTTTCGACGACGCGCCGTTCTAGGAGCCGGATGATGAACATGGAAACCATTGAAACGTTAGCAGATGCATTACCGAAAGAAATGGCACGCGTGCGTAAAATCCTTGTGTCCTACAAGGAGATTGGCCCAGCCGGGATGGTTGGCGCTGTCTTTATTGAACAGGACTTACGCAACGCTGATGCAGCCGTGATGAGTGGTGATGTTGTGGCGATGTTGCAAGCGTTACATACGCTCAAACAGATAGATGATTGAGTCCGTTAAGATGATCTGCCTCAACTGCATCCATGCCGTCATCGGTAACACCAAAGGCGATAAAGCTATGGCGAGCATGGGATACCGTTCATGCGCCGCCTCCGAGACACCGGAGGAACTTGGGCGGTATTTAACGGGGGGTAATAGGTGTATTTATCCTGACAGGTTCAAGGGTAACACTAAAGAAAGGAATTAAAATGTTTGGGATTTTCGCAGACTTAACAAAAGCAGTTGTCGGTGTGGTTATTGAAACCCCGATTGCTATTGCGGCAGACGTGGTGACGATGGGTGGGGTATTGACTGACAAGGACGAGCCGTACACTGCCTCAACCCTAAAAGGGGTGTTGCAGAACGTGGAAAATGCCACGAATCCTGCCGATAAATAGCATTAGACACCAAAACCAAAGGAGCCACGATGAAACACCTTGCCCTTCTGTTGATGCTTTACTCCGCCCATTCTGCTGCTGCCGATCAACGCTTGGTGGACGCAATCCTGATGTGCGAGTCGAGCAATCGGCACTATGAGCTGGATGGTCGGGTGAGATTCGGCGATGATGGAATCTCGCGTGGTATCGCACAGTTCCGCAAGGAAACGTTCTACGAGTTTGCTTCCATGGCCAAGAAGCAAGGGCGGTGGCCGTTCAAACGCCCCCGATGGTTCGATGAGCGGCAGCAGATACACCTGCTCCATTGGGGTTTGGATCACGGGTACGGCCGTCGCTGGACGTGCTGGCGGAAATTGAAAGGTGGAATGAAATGATTGACAAGGATGCAGTGGAACGACTAATCGTACAAAGTGGGGCCGTAGTCGGGGTGACTCACATTACCGATACATGCCA